GGGATTGAATGTAAACGTTGCAGGTAAAGCGTGGCTCCATGCCATCACCGCCGCGACCATCTGGCACCGGCTGATCGCAATACTGCGCGATGCGGTACAGTTCAGACTCGGATACCTGGGTTGAGTCAATGCGATCGCCCAGGCCAAAGCGGTCGGCTAAAATAATGTCGTAGAACACCCAGGCCGGATTATCACTGTAAGCCCACTTAAAGCCCCCCGTCCAAACGCCGGTATAGCTGCGCGTTTCCGGGTCATAGTTGTCAGGCACGCGGATAACTCGCCCTCGCGGCGCACAGCTGATTTTCGGGATGTTCGGAAACTGTTTGGAATCGAACTCAACATACAGCAGCGCCGTGTTCGGGTAGCGCAACTTGGCGTCGATGATTTCGGTCAGCGCCTCGATGTTCATACGATCGGCTATCCGGGCGCTGTTGGCGTTAGGCGTCAACCGGCGAACGCGCACCTGCCAGCCCGTAGTGGCTTTCGGTAAGTTGATGCGGTGAGAACGCTCATACAGCGAGGTGGTTTTGTCGTCGATTGCTGCCGTTAACATTTCCTGATAGCTGCCGCCATCGGTGGCCACATCAATGGCGTATTCGATGCGGTAACCGTTAACGTCGCCGTTGTCCTCTTGCTTTTGCAGCATAGGCCAGCCGAAGCGCAGACGCACAGCGGAAAGTTGCAGGTTAGATACTGACCGCACCCACGGCGTGCCGCTTTTCAGTTCTGTGCCGACGGTGATCTCGTTTTCGACAGCAGGAATACCCTGAATATAATCCTGTGCCTGCGTACCTGGGCGAAACTCCCAGCGGAAGCCGGGGAAATTTTCAGAGCCATCGGCATTAAGTGCGGGGGTGCCGTCAGCAAAAATGTTTGTGCCATCCAGCCCACCGGCAAACTCGCCTTCGCCCAGCGCAAATAACATCTTCGCTCTGGCGATCGATTGAATGCTGTCCGGCGATTCTACTGGCGTGTGGCCACCGCCGCCGCCACCTTTGCGGCCTTTTATCGTTACATTGTCCATATTGCACCAATGAAAAAAGCCGCGATAAGCGGCGTAGTGAATACACTGATCAAATATCAGGGTTTACGGATAAAATTAAGACACTATCTTGTAATGGCTCAGCCCACCCATGTAGAGGCATGGGTGTTTAAATCAGAGGATGGCTGATTAACTTCAGAGGAAAGATATGAAAGAATATAATTTCGAATCAATTAATACCGATGTACCATCAAATTCTGAGGACACAGCATTTGCTTTGGTTTCTGCATTTGTAGCCCTTGCATCAACCGTAGTTGGTGATTCAGAGGAAAAGAAAGAAGAGTTATTCAGCAAGCTAGATAAGTCGATTGAAAATAACCAAGGGGCAACAAGCTACGTTGAGCTTGCAAGAATTGCCAAGGCTACGAAAGCAATCCTAACCGCAAAACAGTAACTCCTTTTTTATCTACCCAATGTAGAATTTTATGTTCTGCCAGCGGTTTAGACTCCGCTGGCTTTTCCTTTCCATTTTCTCCAATATGATTTTTTCTCATATATCCTCCTGCCTCTCAGTTTACTGTTGATCTTCAGTGTAAATACCAGCAGAGATAATAGCTCCGCCTATCTCGCGTGTGCCGTATAGCACACCAACAGGATTACCCTGCGCCGTTGTGTTGACCGGCCCGCCAAAGGCATAACTCGGTTTGTTGTCCTGGTCTTGGCGCATGCGCAGTCCGCCAGCTTGAGGGGATAGCATTTGCACAATGCCGCCAAGAGCCATTGATGCACCAACAGCGCCCACGCCTTGTGCAACCGCAGCTGACATCCCTAAAAATGCCGGGTTCCATATAGACAAAGCCACTAATGCAACGCCTAATACAGTCTGGAACAATCCAGCTCGTTTACTGCCAATAATCATTGGTACCAAGTGAATATCTTCAGTTCCTTTTGTTAGCTCCATATCGTCGTAACCAACATTGCGGTTACCCACAAAGATTGCAAAAGTCAGTCCACGTTTATGAGCCTCCAACATATAACGCTCAAAGCCTGGAATGAGATTTTTCATAGCATCAATAGCTTTCGGAACATTGTGTGCTCGATATTCAAACTTTGGCCCAAACTCATCGACCATTGGGCCATGAAAACGTACGGTTCGAAGAGGAACCTCAATGAATGCCATTTTTAATACCTTAATAAAAAACCTGCCGAAGCAGGTTATTTGCACTGAGTAATAGCTTGTTCGTAGAAGTCAATATCTTTACTTTTATACAATTTATAGCTACTACCGCCACCATTATTTAAAACATCAAGAATAAAAACAGGCCCACGCCACGGATCATTAAATTGCAGGGAATGCCCATCAGTTAAAGGCTGTGTCACCATAGGTTGTAGATAGGAATGCTTATTCCATTCATTAATAACACAATAGACAAACGTACTCTCTGATTTATCAGAATAACCAGACATAGCAGGGGTTGTATCTTTTAAGCTACCAACTGTATTACAACCTGAAATAAGAAATGCCGTGATTAACAAAGCCTTTTTCATAACCCTTTTCCTTAAGTTGAAAAGTGGAATGATAGCATCACATCAGCTCTTTGTGGCGCAGCACCTTCACAGTTCGCTCTTTCCAATAACCACCGTAAGGCACCCGCTGGCTCAGCATGCCGTACATGTGGTGCAGCAACATACCATCTTCAAGCAGAATACCGGCATGGTTCGCCACCGGTGCGGAAACCTGCATAATCACCATGTCACCCGGCATCGGTGGGCCGTCGAACTCCCGAAAACCGCAGTCGTGCCAGTTGTCCATGTAGAGATTTTCGCCCCGCTCCCACCACGGATAATCAACGCGGTAATCCTGGAGCGCTATGCCGTGCTCCTGCCGGAAATAGCTCATAATCAGCCCCCAGCAGTCGGTATGCCCCAGCACGAACTGGCGACCTATCAGCGGCAATTCCCCGCGCGGCATGATCGTTCTCAAGTCACCCTCCGGCCAGCTTGCAATCGCCCAGGGCAACTCCATCGCGTCGCACTGGGCTTTGTCCAGCTCGCTCGGCTGAGTGGTGGCATCCGGGTGACTGTGCACAATCATTGTGATCGTCCCCCACTCGGCAGCGGTCACATAATCCTCTGGTGACAGGTGAAACTGCTCGGTGGGATTGTCCGCCAGATTACGGCAGGGAAAGTAACGCTCAACGCGGGATTTCTGCGCCACGATGCCGCAACACTCGCACGGATACTCAGCCTCGGCGTGCGCCATAATAGCCGCTATGGTTTTCTCTTTCATGACGTCACCTACTGCTTTATCAGCGCTGCGCCAGGGAAGCCGCCGAACGGTAAAGGCTCAGTCTCACCAAAACGTTTTTGGCAATCACTCAGCAGCCCACCGCACCGATCTTTACTTGGGTCATCCACCGGATTGCCCTTGTCGTCAAAGTATCGCGTGCCTGCGTAATCGCAGCCCTTACCGGTGCGATACAATCCACGCGAACACCAGATGCACAGGCTGTGGATTTGGCGTGTCGGGATGCGCAATCCCCGCAGGTCTGCCGGGCTGGAGAGTTCGAACTCCACCGCCTCATCGCTCTCCGTCGCTTTGCGATCGATGTAGAACACCTGTAGCTTTTCCTGCACCGGGTCGGCCGTTGGGTTCCCTTCTGGAAAATTTCGGGCATCAAGGTAATGCACCAGCGTATCGTGGATCAGCACCTTGGCCTGTGCCATATCTTCAAACTGAAGGCAAATCGCAGTGATCAGGCCGTTGATATTGGCAACCGTCAATTTCGGCTCCGTGCTTTGGCTGTCGGAGGATATTTCCAGCCCCTCAACGGAAAACGGCCACGGCCCGTACTCCTTGTCCTGCCACCAGATCGATTTTGCTGGTAGTTTCGTTTCGTCCCCGCCAGCAGCGGCAAGCTCTTCCGGCGTATAGGGAAGCGTGTCGCTGTGAAAGCGCAGAATATCAGCGCCGAACTTTGTCCCGTCCACTTCAACAAGGCGAACGCGGTTGCCCGGCTCCAACTTCTGCAGGTCTGTATTCAACATGATTAATCTCGGTTAAACGTGGAAGGCCTCGGTGAACGTGGCCGTCAGTGAATAATTATCGCCGCCCATTGCAACAGGCTTATAGCCTTCGCAGCGGTATAGGCCGGGAACGTTGTTCGGTGGTGTCCACTGGAATGACTTCACCCCTTGATGATCTTCAAGAAAGGTGATGATAGACGTGATGTAGTTGTACTTACCGATAAAGGTCAAATCCCATGAGCGAATGATCGGGTTGATACCGTCACCGGAAACCTGCATATAGCCATCGCCGAACTGTGCTTTCCTGATACGAAATCGGGTATCACCGGCGGCATTGACGCGCGCCGGATAGTTGAATGTCTGAATGGCCATTACATCCCCTTGATTGCTTTCCAGATAGGCTGGCCAGGCTTCAGGTTCCGGTTGATGACCTTCTGGCTTTCCTGCGCGGCGATGTTGCCCATCTGCTTACCGAACTCTTCCCAGCCCTGATCGGCCTGAGTATTCACATTGCCGCCACCTTCAATGGTGATATAGACGTTCGGCGCAGCAGCAGCCTGCTGTGGCATACCAATAGCCCGCACACCCAGCGAACCGTCCGCCCCACGTTTGAGTGGCATGATCGCCTCCGGGCCAGCCTCGCCCATCAGGCCAGCGCCCTTAGCGAATGCAAACATGGTGGGATTGCTGACGATCTGGCCGCTGTACGCGCTCAGTGACGGCGACGAATAAACGCCGCCTTTTGCGTTGGCGAACATCGGTACTTGCCCTGGGTCATTGCCGGAGGGTGCGAAGAAGTTCATTCCGGCTTTCAGTGCGTTGAACATCGCCATCTTGATCATCATGCTGGCGAGATCGGTCAGGACAGACTTGGCGAAGTCGTTAAAACTGGCTTTGCCTGTGGTGACAAAGTTGGCCAACATACCGGTCATGCCGTCAAATGTTCGGGTCGTAGCGTCTTTCACCTGCCCATAAACGTTACCGGCATTGGCTGACCAATCCATCATTCCCTTTTTCAGCCCTGCGGTGTAATCGCCCTCGATAGCCGCTTTTTCCTGCGCAGCATTGCGGACAATATCGAGTTGCCTCTGCTGCTCACTGGCGAGAATGGCCGTCTGTTGCATGTACTGTTCGGACGTTTTGTCCGTCACTTCCTTATCCAGCTGCAAGCGATGTTGCTGGAACGACTGCCGGATTTGCTGCTCAGCCACCATCTGATCGTAGGCATCAGTGGACATGATCATCTGCGCATTACGGTTGGCGTACTCCTGCTGTTTCGCGGCCGTTTCCATCACCAGACTACGGGTTTGTTCCAACAGTTTTTTGCCAATCTCACGTTCACGGTTTGCCTTTTCCAGCGCCACATTTTCGGTTAATTGCGCCCTGATCTGGTCTTGCATGGACAACAGACTTTTTTGACCGGCGGTCAGCTTCTTACCCTGAAGCCCTGCAATCTCCTGATCGAAGGCCACCAGCTTTTTCTGCGACTCGGTCAACTTGTCGGTATCCTGCGCCTGCGCGCGTAGCACAGAGGATTGTTGCTGCAACTGTTGCAGACGCCTTACCCCTTCACTATCGCTATACGCTGCCCCTTTAGACTTTGTGCCATACTGCTTGTTAATGCCCTTCAGCGCGTGCGCATATTCGTCTGCAGTCAGTTTCCCGGCCTTAAACTGCAACGATACAATCCCCGTTAGGCGGGCTTGTTCCTTTTTAGGATCAGCACCAGCCTTAATAGCAGCGGATACTTCATTCTGTAACTTAAGCTCTTTCCGGGCGGCTTCCTGTTCCTGTTGCCGCCGTTTGTACAGCTCTTCGTTGGTTTTCTTCACCTCGTTAGCGGTATCGTTGCTGATATCCAGCTTAACGCCCTGTGCCAGTGCCTGCGCTTGACCGGTTTTCATGTGTGCCTGACCGATGATATCGAACGCGGACGCTACTTCATTTTTCAGCGACTTCCAGATAGACGCCAAGCCGCTGACGCTGTTCTCCTGCTCGGTGACTTTGGCTTTCACATCATCAAGGTATTTCTGCTGAAGTAACGCCGTCGCTTCACTGGTTTTGCCCTGCCTGGACAGCGTGGCGATGTGATCGATAAACGTGGTGTTGAGCTGAACGCCCTGATTGGTCAATGCCTCCATTGCCTTTAGAGGTTCACCGCTCAGGCTTGATAGCGTCGAAACAAGATCATCGGATGACATACCCAGCTCGTTCATCCGTGTGCCAGTTTCAGCTATGTCCGACAGCATATTGCCACCGAATCCTGCGCCGGCGGCGCTGGTGACAGCCTTAACCGCATTCTCTGTGCCGCCGAGCGTCATCGTCAGCATGCGCAGATCATTCACCGTCATAATGGCCTGAAGCCCTGACTTTTGAAGCGCTGCGGTATATGCCTTGGTCTCTGCCTCCCCTTTTTGGAACGCGGTATACAATGCCGTGGCACCGGCAACCGCCGCCATGATGCTTAAGCCTACCGGGCCACCCAGCAGGGCCAGCGCACTTTTCATCAGGTTAGTACTGACCGCTGCCGCACGCGCCGTAAAGGAAACCTCCTTGTTGGCCGCGCTGATTTGGTTCAGGGAGGAAAGCAGATTGGTTTTGCCCTGGGATTCGGCAATATCTGCCGCCAGCACCGCTTTTGATGCCTGCGCCATTTTCTCCTTGGCGCTGACCTCGGCAAGATCAGCCTCGCGCACCTTGCGGTGAATGTCGGCATACTCTTTCTGGTAGCTGACCGAAAGGCCGTAGAGCTGGTTCTCCTGATTTTTTGCCGCATAGAAGCGCGCCATTTCCTGAGCCTGCTCGCGGGATGCTTGAGCCTGTTCACGGGTACGCTTAGCCGCGTCGAACTGCGCCTGAGCCTGCTGGCGTGCAGATTGCGCCTGTTCAATCTGGCCCTGCGCCGCCTTGTTAAACTCAAGGGCAGCAGCCTTTGCCGCTTCGCGTTGGGCTTCCCAGCCGCTAGTCAGTCCCT